TTTCTTCTCCTTCGGCTTCGGAAGACATCTCCACATTTCGTAGAAGAACCCTTCCTCACTCGTATCAAAGGCAATCTCTTCCTGCACAGAAACTGACGATGCATTCTGAATCACGGTCTCCATGGCCATCTTCACGAGGATCTTGTAGTTCGCCTCGCTATTTGCTACTTCCGGAGGAAAGCCTTCAATCAATGTCGCAGGATTTCCCCGACGCATTTTGATGAAGTCAATCTTTTCACAGTAATCCAACAGCCTCTTCGGTGTGATTGTCACTGTCTGGCCGCCAACCGAGACATTGATCATGTTTTTCTCCATTTACTCAATACAAAAGACCTCCGATCCTTATACAGAACCGGAGGTCTTTTTTCCACAACATCGCGTCAGCAGTGATTGATTATTCTTCCTGCGTCTGGCAGGTTGGTTCATGCAGCCACTCAACGACTTCAAAGCCGTAGGCGACTTCCTGAGGCTGATTGCCCTTAATGTTCATTGACACCGGGACCGAAGTAATCTTGATGATCGCCTCGTAGTACGGGTCAAGCGGCGACTCGAGAATGTTCGCACAGTCGATCGACCACATGATGTGATAATTTCCGTTGATGCAGAACGGATTCGGCTGCACCCCATCATGACACGCGATCGCCAAAGTGCCCGTTGATGTAACTGATCCGCACACAGGAATCTCGTGCCCGTTGCTGGACGACGTCACAAGTTTGGCGTTGTTGGCCTGCTTCGTGAAACTGATATCGGTCACGTGAGGGATCGTGTCCCAAGCAGCAGAAGACTCGCCGGCATTCACATCCAGGAGTACGCAAGCCGAACTTGCACAACAAAGATCACCGGCAGAAAAAACCATCGAAACGCTCCCCTAGACTGATTCTGACGCGGAAACGGAATCCGATTCGTCAGTCTGCTTGTATAACCCACGAAAACTCACTGTCAAGACGACGGTGTTTCCCGGGCCTCCCTGAATTCCGATTGTCGGAGACCCCTGAACGCAGAAACAACCGCACAGGCCCAGCGGAGTACAGCCTGTATCCAGCAGCCACGCAGCGATCAGATCCCTCAGCGATCTCGCGTCGTACCGTTTTTTATTGGCGAAATACGCTTTGATTTCAACAGTGTTGATCCTCTGGACGGCGCTGGATGTCCGGAGGCCTGCTGTGATCCCCGTCTTCACGACCAGATACGGAAGACAATCGGAACACTGCCGTTCGTCGACGAAGTGATTTCCCGACTTGATCGGCGTGCAATCCAATGCCCGGAGTGCGTCCAGGACAGCGTTCTCCAGGCAACAAGCCATTTCACACCTTCAGAGCGACAATGTTATCGACAGACACTTTGTACCGATCGCAAACGATTGCTTCGGCATGTTCCGAACTGCAGGCCTGCACTGGAATCGGACTGCCTGCACCATACACAACGTAACGATTCATCGAGTTGCCTCAATCTCATTTCGAGCGAACAAAACCATTGCTCGCCTCGCCCTGTCAAACCCTTCACGAACCCATGGTCGACGCTCGACCGGTCGCCCGTCGATCATACCCTGATCCCATCCCAAAAGGTAGTTCTGAATCCTCGTTGTCACGTGGCTCGGCGCAAATCCGACGACTGCCCATCTCGCTTCGTCCGCCGCGTGCCTGATGTAGCTCGACAGATAGTCCGTCTGTGTCTGACTAAATCCCTGCCTCGGCGTGTTGTTCGGTCGACCTCGTCCGTTCACAGGACCGAATCCACCTTCAATGTGGCCGAGGTAAGCATGTGGAACCTGTCCCGGTGACGAATGCGGAGGAGCCTTCGTCTCCTGCAGCATGTCGCGGTACTCGTTTGCCAGTTCATATGCGGCTGCTGTCACGCCGGCCTGAATCTTCCGAGCCAGCAGCAGTTTATAGGCTTCACGGTTGTCGTCGAACCGTACAGTCAGCATCTTCCTTCTCCAACGTCACTCGAAACGGGACGTAAGGCCCATTGTCGACGACCTGAGTGATTCGAAATGATCCCTCCCGAGTCCGTAGTCGATGTTTGGATGCAGGCTTTCCAGCCAAAGGCCAACGCACCAGGTCACCGGTGTATGTGTAAACCAGGTCGCTCGAGTCATTTCGTGACGATAGTGATCCGCTCGCTGCGATGATCTTTCCCTTGACCCGACCCACCCGGTTGTAAGTCCGGTTCTCTTCGCAGTCGTCACAGTCTTTGCACTCGGGTTCCAGCACATCAATGTTCTCCAGTAACTGGAAACATGCCGCCACAGAACGACCGTACAAAACTTTTACGCAAAACGCCGCAAGATCCTCGACGGCATAAACGACCCACTCCGTGCCGGAGGCATCCGTAATGACCGCGCCGATGCCCACCTCCACGGTTTGTTCCAGCATCGAAATGCGAAACACCCGGTCGGAAGGATGTACGCCGGCGTCCGGATTAACAGCCTGCATCCTGATGCTCTTTGACCGAGCCTTCGTGAAATCCGTCGTCTCGCCACAGTATTTCAACGTGATTGTCTGATAGTCGCAAAACGCGGTCAACCAGTCTTCACAGCCACACAATGTCGTCGTGCAGCAGGATTCCGATGCCGAACTGGAGGTCATCGCTTATACCTCCGTTGATTCCGGACTCGCGGAACACCCAGACACGTATCACCAATGCAACTGGAAGGCTGGACACAGGGCACATGAACGAACTCGTAGAGTTCCTCTGCCGCCCCGCAGTCTTTCATCTTGTAGAGATCCTGATACGTCTTCAGGACTTCGATCTTCGCCTTGATCCCTTCGGTCTTATCAATGGTGGTGTCGCCTTCCCTGGTCACGAGCGTGTCGCAAGACGCCGCAGCAATCTCGTCGGAGAGTGCGCAGATTTTCGCTTCCAACTCGGCACAGGAAAGGCAACTTGTCATCGATCACACTCCGGCAGGAACAGGCTTCTTCTTCTCGGCCTTCACAGGTGCCGCGACCTCGACGAGATTCTTCGCCAGTCCCGTTCTTAACGACGGTTGCAGCAAAGCGGAATACTTCGCGTTCATCTCTTCCTGAGTGATCGCCTTACACAGAGGCCAAACGGCCTCCTTGTCCAGCAGACACTTCGCATGCTTCTTGGCGAACGATCCCGCGTAGGCCTCTTTCGCAGCATCTTCAGTCAGCAGGATTTCTGACTTCACGATGCGAGAAGGACCGCCAGGCATTCGCATAACCCAAATCTTGGAACTCGACATACATTCCTCCGGACGTAAAAAAGGGTGCGACCACCAGAAGCAGCCGCACCCTCAGAACTTTGGCCTCGGGCCTATGAATTACGCTGACTCGCTGGACGCTCCAGTGAGCAGGATGCCCTTCTGAGGGTTCTTCACGTAAGCATACCCTTTCGAGTAGCTGTCGTAAATCGCAACGATACGTTTGCGTTGTTCCTCAGCGGACGGAGTCAGTCGTCGAACTTCCGGTCGCACCTGGTAAACCCATGCCAGGAAGGCACGGATGTCGCCCAACCACACCCACTTTCGTGCCTCCGCGATCGTGATGCTGTAACGAGCCACGATCTTGTCGACCAATCGCTTGTAAGCCATTGGACTGAAGGTCAGTCCGTTGGCGACTTCCGGAGTCATGAAGAAGTGATTCGTGTCGCCAGTGCCAGGGCATGTCGTATCCCGTTCAATGCTGGTTGCCAGCAAGAGCGGACGGAGACGGTCACGTTCCTGATCGCTGGTGATCACGTTCAGGTTGTCCGTGTTCATTTCGATGGGACGACCATGAACAAGGTCGGTCATGTCGTAGAACAGATCCTTGATCGTTTGGAAATCTTCCGGACAGGTCAGCGTCGTTGCTTCGGCGTTGATCCATGGGCCAGACGAACCGTCTTCAAATGGAGTGCTGATTGCGTCTGCCGCGTAGTACACGTCGTACAACGTGCCGCTGCGATCATAGGTCGCGTTGTACCCGATGAACGCGTCGATCAGCTTTTCTTCGCGATACTTGTTGTGTGCATCCGCCAGTTTTGGCACCTGGGCCATGATGTAGCCGTTTGGATCTTTGCACATCGCTTCACGAGTGAAGGCCAATCCCGCCGCAACAGCCTTGCCGTTCGGGTGTTCCAAGTAATCACTGGAAACGCCGTACAGAGGACCGGCTTCGAGCTCACAGACTTCATGAACTTCGATGTCGGAGAAGATCCCGAAGTCCTTGAAGGACTCTTCGCACTCGCCACGAGTCTCGCTGTCGACCATGTTGGTCAACTTGTACTCTTCACGAGGATTTTCCTGCAGGGAGAAACGAATGACTCGCTGGGCCATCTTGTTGAACGTTCCGCTGGTGATGATGGCTTCCATCGCCTCATCGGAAGCGTTTTCAACGCGATTACGCCAGTTCGGCCCGAAGTCCGACTCAAGACAGGCAACAAGGTCGAGGTCTTGACCCTTAATCGCCTTCTCTGCGAGGGACTTGTCCAGTTGCTCGAGAACTTCCTGGTCACCATGCTTCTTGATGGCTGCAAGCAACTTCTCGGTCAGTTTTCGATTCGCCATGACTCACTATCCTCAAAAAATGATCAAAACTTCAGTTTGCCAGAACGGCGAAAACTAACCTCACGCAGAAAATTCGACTTCGGCGTACGCCTGATTTTCAGGGCCGGAATCCTTCACCGCAACAAACACGATATGGCCAGCGGTGCTCGACTTCACGATGCAGTCGTCAACCAGAGCGTTACTGTCTGGATTCTTCGCGAATGTGAATCCCTGTCCTCGAACCCAAGTCGTCGGAGCCGCCGCACCCGCATCGTTCACGATCTTGTAGGCTCGAGTGAACTTCGAACCAGCACGGTAACGAGCCACCGGAATGCAGCCCGGTGCGTCGTTGCAGACTCCATCACTGGAATCGATCTCGCCGAGAGCAACACCCTTGAACGCCGCCTTCGCGTTAACGCGAGTTGTCGCAAGGTTCGTGTCCCACGCAACATCCGCACTGATCGGCTTCGCAACCAGTCGGCTATCGGTCGTATCGGAGCCCAGCATGTCACCCGGGCAGATATCAACCAGAACTGCCGGCAGAGACATCGGCTGGATGTCGTTCCCGTCAGGAATCTGACCGTACTGATGCATTACGTCGCGGCACAAAGGCATGGCACTTCTCCAAAACACAAGAACTCAGAATCTTTCACACACAACCGGCAATCGCCGCGAATCAACCCAGGATCGACTTGATGTCGAACTTCCCGGCTTTCTGCTGAGGCTTCCGCGGGGCAGGAGTCTTCACCTGCTCGTCCACTTCTTCCTTCGCAGGAGTCACACCATCATTGTCTTCGTCGTCATCCGGCGTCTCGATCAGCATCGGACTGATCTTCGAAATGACACCGACGAACTTCTTGCGAGTGCTTTCCTGCATTTCGCAGGCACACTCAACAATGGAGGCTCGCACGTCATCAGCGAGTTCGACACCTTCGAGAATCTTCGTGAACTCGGAAGTCACTTCGCCCTTCAACTTCTCTGCAGCTCGCTCCTGCTCCATCGCATTGAGCTTTTCCATCAGTTCCTGATGGTCCTTGCGAGCCTTCGCAAGTTCGGCTTCCGTGGCTTCGTTCTGCTTCTTCAAAGTCTCGAGATCCATGTCGGTCCCCTCTTCCTCATGTTCAAACATGCCAGCGGTTGTCGCCGGCTTACTGACAATGTCCACCGACCGGATGGACTGGACTTCTTCGATCACTGTGTCACCGGCGTTGTCGGTTTTACCCGACTTCACAACGGCGTTTACGCTCATTCCGAGGCTTTTCGATGCGTTCTGCACGTCCCACAGGAACTGCTCCGCACACGGATGCTTCGGGTTGTAATGAATGTCGCCAAAATGCCCCTTCCCTTCCAGGAAGGTCACACTCTGGCCCACCACCCCAATCTTGTCTCGGTAAGACCGAGGCTGAGAAGGTACTGCCGGATGGTCGATGAAGACCTGGGCTCCCTTCAGCGCTTCCATGGCACTCGTGCGAACGCCAGGGGTGTCATAGTTTCGCTTGTTCTTACTGCGGAGGCCCAGAAGTTTCACCCCCCGGATGATGCCCTTTTCTCGGTCGATGCTCGCTTCCGTCACGTCTGCGAAGACGTCTTCGGATTCCAGAATCTCGTGAGGCTTGGTCATTTCGTTCCGCCTTTGCCGCCCTTCGGCTTTTTCTTACCACCACATCCACAGCCCATGATCAACTCCTTGTCAAACACGCCTATTTGACTTGTCTTTCTCCACGATTAACTCTTGCGGAGATGTTTGCAACCGTTTTTCGAACTATTTTTGGCGACGTCGAGCCGGATCCCCCTTCGAAACCCCTTTTTCCTTCATCGGATCCGACTTATTACCGGGAGTCGGCCCGGGATCCGTTGCTGTCTTCGCCAGCGAAGACCCAATCGGCAGTTCGAGCTCTGACTGGAGTTCGCCCACTCGCTCGGCCTGTTCGGCTTCTCGGTCGAATCCTTCGGCGGCAACGAGTGCCTTCCCGGAGAGTTCCCCTCGATCGTACAGATCCTTATGCACTTCGAAGTCTTCCATGCGGTTCCGCGTCTGTACGCGAGGCGGCTTGATCTCCAGCATGATGCCCTCGAGATCAGCCGGCGAAATCCCGAGTCCACCGGTTTCTGCCGCGTAGCGCATCGCCTGCCACAGAATCCGTTCGTCCTCAGCCACCATCAGGCTCTGCTCAAACTTCATACCCTTGTGAAACGGGCCTTCTGAAACCAGCGTCGACGCGAAGTTGCCCTCGGACACGTTCGCAGTCAGCATAAACTCCGGCAACTTCATCCCGCTCGCACACGCGCGAAGCAGGTTGATCAACAATTCGATATGGTTCGAATTGCCCGCACCTGTTTCTGGAAACTCGTAATTGATGGACGCCGGCACGGTGACCACAGCAGGCGACGGAAAGTCATGCTTTTCGCTCTGTCCTGAGGATCCGCCTCCGGTCTGGGCGCTCGCGAGGTATTCTCGGACGGCATCCTGACTGTGGGTCGCGTTGATCGTCCGGATGGCGCCGAACGCCGCCTGAAACGACGACACTCGGATCAGGTTGGCAAGGAGTTTCTTAGCGAAAATCAGTTCTTCCCGCACAGGCCAGTAAATCGTCAGTCCGCGGGGGTCGTTGGCCAGGACATTTCGCTTTCGCTGCTGAATCACTGTTCTCGTCGAAGCATTTTCAATCTCTTCGAGGTTCGGAACGGCTCCCATCTTCGACACATATCGCAAATCGCTGTACCAGAGTTCGTCAAAACAGTACGCGACGGGACGATATCTGAGGTCGTTCGTTCGCCGAACACCGAACATCTCTGTAAACGGCTTATTGCTCGTTTGCGGGTCGTCATTCGCATAGTACGGCGACTTCGGATCTTCCGTCAAATCCGTCGGCTCGCCGAAATTCACCCGCAGGATACCGTCCGGGTCGTAAAACAGCATGTCCCAGGCCTCCCCGTGCTTGTCGAGCCTGATGGATGTCTCCGACTGACGGGGCTTCCAGTCGTTTTCCTTCATCCAGTCTTCGAGGAACTGCTGGACGCGAAGAACCTGCTCCTTGGAGGCGCTGCCTTCGGCGCGAGCCTTCACTTTGACGTCGTGACCAGTGTCCGCGATGTAATAACTGCGGTTGTCCTTCGCGTTCGTGCCCCATGGAGTCCTGGCGAGTGAATCTCCCAGCACCATGACGGAGTTCACATCTTCCAGCGTTGAGTACGGTTCTTCGCCTCCATGGACGTTCTCGTCGCCATTCGTCTGCGCAGAACACGACGAACCCAGTTCTTCCATCATCGAGGTGATGGCTTTCTGGGCTGCGATCAGCATCTTCTCGCTGGAAATCTGCATCTGGGCGGAATACTCGGTTTCTCGCCCTGTTCTCTGATATGTCGCCGTCATCTGAAGTCTCCTTGACCTCAGAATACGGTTTTCTCATGGAAACTCAATGTGAGACCGCTTCGAGACGGTGTTCAAGGATCGAACCGAACCCAAATTCCGTGTCGTATTCCGGTTCATCACAGGGAGCCCGAAGAAAATCATTCACGCCAGTAATCACTGTCGTTTCACCAACTCTGGCCCAGTGATTTGATCCCCTCTCGGACGGTATCAGTTTGACCCTTTGCCCGATTGCGAATTTCAGCGCAGGAAATGCATGAGTCTTTCCGCAAACAACGCATAACTTTTCCTCTGCCACCGGTTCGCTCCTTCGACAACAAGGTTTCGTACTGGGAAATAAATTCGGCGTCACCAACTCCCATGAGGGACCAAATTCCACCACGCATACATTCCACGCACCCAGTGACTCTTGATGCCTGGCTCAAGGCCTAACGGCATGCTCTGGTCACAAAACGACGTCATCGTGATCAGAAAAATCCGGTCACGGTCGACCTTCTCCTTGTTGCAGCGTTTACAGCCAGTTTTTCCGCTAAGACTCATAAGTTACGCCTTCCTGAGGCTCTCGTAGTACGTCTGAAGGTGAATCGGCATCCGGTTCGCCTGGTCCAACGCATCCGGACCGTCGTCGTGTTTGTTCACACCCGGGATCCCGTCGAAATTCTTTAGCTGCGACAGCAGCAGAGCCGTTCCGGAATTCTCCAGAAACCGAAACTCCCTGTTGCGAATGGGTCCGTCAAGACGGCGAATTCGCATCTCCTTCTTGAGCTGATCTTCCACCGGGATGATGATGCCACCGGACGCAAGAAATGCGGACAAGGCATAATGCGGGTTGTCCTTCGCATGCTGGTAGATCAGGTCTCTCATGATGCTCTGAAACTGCAGCGACTCGATGCCAATCAGGTCGCCCTGACGGATCCGATGATGCGGTTGGTCGCAGAACTCGAAGAGATCCCTGACAATCTGGCCTGGAGGCCTGCGGGCGAGATCCGCGTCGACAAACTTGTTCTCCTTCGTCTGCGAGAGGCACACGATCGCCGAGTAGTCGCCTTTGTGAATGTGCTTCCCCTTCGACGGGTCGACGGAGAACATTCGCACGACTTCATGATGTTCGGGGACGGGATAGGCGGAAAGCGGGACCGTCACACCCATGAAGCATTCTCTGGGCCACTCGGTGTCGGTCTTGCTCGAAGCCAACCAGCATCCGTTCAAAAAGCGTTCGCGTTCCTGCTCGTTCAACTGCTCCAGTCGCTGCCGGTAACCCGGGTCACTCTTCTGCAAGAACTCGTTGTCGTCGAGCGTTGCCCCGATGAACGTCGCGGAGGTCGTTACACATTCTCTTGCTCCGGTCTTCTGATTGATCTCGTACTGTGGCTCGTCGAACCATTCAAACTTGTCGGCAGAGGCTTCATTCCCGATGGTCACGTTGCGGAAGTGTCGCACCACTCCTGATCGTTCCGGAATGGGATACCCTGTCTCGAGGTTAATCCACCAGGCGATGAACCTGAAGAGCCAACTGTCGGAGTCCGGGTTACACGTCATCCGCAGCGTCGGTCTAATCCCCGACTTCGAACGACAGCGACCCCACAGGTACTGCACGTACTTCAGAGGAAACTGAGTGGCTTCGTCGAACGCGACCCAGTCCAACTGAGCTCCCTGGAAGTTATCCAGATCCTTGTCGAACTGGATCGTGCTCATGGAAATCTTCGCACCTACCGGAAACTCGAATTCCGACCTCGTGTGGTTGAAACTCGCATTCAGTGGGGAGTACATCGCCTTGCAGTGGTCGATCAGACCGCCGGGGTTCGTCAACTGAGGATGTGTTCGTCGGAAAATCGCCCCGCGAAACGCTTTGTTGGCGCCCGGTCCCTGACAGTGCCGCAACGGATCCAGCGTGATCATGTGCGTCTTGCCGCCTCCCGCCGCACCCCCAGCGACGATCCACTCGGCGCTGTTGCTGAGAAAACGGTACTGGGGGGAGGACAGGATCATTTATTATGCTTTTTCCCATGCCGAGATCGGTCGCACTCCGATAATGCAATCGCCACAGCCTGCTTCGGCTTATGCCCACGATGCACTTCGCGACGAATGTTTTCGTGGACGGCTTCTCGGGAACAACCTTTTTTCATCGGCATGGCAAACTCCTAGGGACTGCTTTCGGTGACCTCGACGTTCGAGAGACCGGGCTGTTTTAACAGATCCTCATATCGCATTGCGACAGGAATCTGAACCCCCGTCACCGTCGCCTTTGGCCCTGCGGCAGGACGACCTTTCCGGGACTTCGTCTCCTTCGGCGCGGACAGTAGTGCAAACACTGACTCCCGAGCCTGCTGGATGTTCTCCGCATTCTGAACGTCGACCTGAACTGTGACCTGGAGCGTAAAATTGGACATGACGGAACCCTTCGTGTGTGTGAAATGGACTGATTGACGCGATATTGGATTGTAGAGAGTTATTCAGCGGAGTTCAACGGCGACCCTGCGTCTGCTGTTCGGTTCTCATCGGGATCCTGCATCAGCATGCACATCACAACGGTCACGACGAGACCCAAGGCCCAGTGAGTACTCCATGCCATCCATAGAATCGCCAGTGGCACAACAAAGATCGCCGCAAACATCAGCCCAAGAGACAACAGAATCAAAGCGATTACTGCGAATCCGGTCAGAAGCAGAATTGGAAACAGAACGATGTTCATCTTAGGCATCGACCGTTCGCACATGATCCCATTCCTTTCGGTGGCACGAAGTACGTCGACGTGCTCTGAGCAGGCTTCTGCCGCCAGGATCTCGCCGGTCGCGCAGGCTTCTCTGGTGATGTTGCCCGCTGCTCCTGATGTAACGCCGCTCGTAGGCGGGCTGTCGACGAAGAGTGGTCATACGGGCGGAACTCGGTGCCGGGGTCTCCGGCGCAGAGCGATGGGGTCAGGAGGAGGCAGAGGAGGATGGTTCGCATTCCAGTTTTCCTAAACGAGTGTTCCAGCGGTCTAACAGTTTCTTCTCGGCTTGATCACAGATCGAGTAGGTTCCTTTGCCCTGCTCCCACTTCTCCGCATCCTCCATGAACATGATCCCGCAAGGCTTGCACTGAATGAAAACAGCGTCAGACGAGTATCCCCACTCGCCCATCTTGAAGATCATCTCCACGCGAGAGCCGCAGAACGGACACGGGAGAACCTTGTGTGGCGATGACATCTGATTAGCCTCCGGTTGATGGGATGTAGTTGCCGTCTGGGCCGATCGACGTGGGACGACGAGACTTCGGCACCGGAGCGTATTCCTCTGGAAGGCTGAAGCGTGGTGGCGATGGCTGAAGCGGACCTTCAACAGGCAACCACCGTGAAAGACCCTCAGTCCTGAGCACGTAGATCTCGCCGTCGTCGGTGAGGGCGAAGAGGTGCTGGTTGTGGGAAATCAGTTGGATGACGCGGGACATGAATTGGGCTCCGGTGACTATGGGGCGTGGAATAGGGGAGTGTAGAT